GCACCCGTAAGAACAGAATCAGAAGTCAAGCTAGTAGCCCCAGTGCCACCCTTGGCCACAGTAACGGTGTCAGACAAAGTAGATCCAGCCGCAGTTACAGTGATGGGAGCAGTACCGTCAAAGTTTACACCGTTAATAGCTCTAGCTGTAGCAAGGGCTGTAGCTGTTGCAGCATTCCCTGTGCATGAACCTGAAGAGCCAGAAACGGTTGTTTGATCGCCTGTATTGTTTCCTGATATACTAGCGTCGGAAAGAGCTGCACTAAGTTGAGCTACACTAAAAGACCCTAAAACAGCGGCATTGCCAGTAGATGTAATATGGCCTGTTAAGTTTGCATTGGTTGTTACTGTTGCAGCATTACCAGTTGTGCTCTGGTTAAGGGTAGGGACGTTGTTTGCATGAATTGTACCAGCCCCATCAGATGTAAGGTCTACAGGAATGGCATCAACAACTAGGTCAATGTTTCCGTCGCCATCTTGGTAAGTAACTGCAATGCGCGTCTCCGTATTGCCAGTAAACATACCCCCTACAATGTCTTGAACTTGCTCTGTAGTAAGCTGTGTGTCAGCAGTCATATCATCGACAACTAAGTCAATGTTTCCGTCACCGTCTTGGTAAGTGGCTGATATCCTTGTCTCTGTGTTGCCGCTAAACATGGCCCCCACAATATCCTGGACTTGCTCAGAAGTCAACACTGTATCCGTGTCAGTGATTGTGTTTGTAAACGTAATCTTGTCACCAGACCTAGCAATAGAAAGTCCAGTTCCTGCTTCTAAGAACTACATCATCATTTACCCCAGAGCTGTCTGATAGTCTAATCTTCTCTTCGTCACCGTTGTCTCCATCTACGCACGAAACAGAGTAAGATCTACCATCCGCACCTGCGGCACCAGTAGCCCCTGTGGCGCCAGTAGCGCCAGTGTCTCCTGTGTCACCCTTAGTGCCCTTGCCCAGCACAGATATGCTAGACGCCGCAGGCTGAGTGACAGATACAGAATTTGTTGTTGTGGCAAATGAAACCTGGGTAGAACCAGATACACTTACACTAATCGTAGTGCCAGCTGTCGTAGATACAGTTATAGCCATTACACCTCAAGGTTTGAGATGTCATCGTTTACGATAAACCTCCCCTCAAGGATAGTTGTAGAAACACTGTCTACTATTTGCTGGATGTCGTACACATATCTACCAGGAGCAATCCTAGCCATGATGGTGTCTGAAGCAGAGAAGGTTGCGTTACCGCTGTCGTCAATCGTGACGGTGAAGTTGTTTGCCCCCACATTGGTTACAGCTGACTTACCCTTAGATGCCGTGCCAATGATCAGTGGCCGCTCACGACCAGACCCACCCCTTCTGCCTCTAACCTGCATGAGGAACTCATAGCTAGAGGTGCTAAGGGTTATGGCTGTACCAGCCGAGTCCTTTATCAAAAGACCCAAGTTAAAAGTATCACCCCTCTTGCAGGTGATATCTAGTTTCTCTGATACGTCTAGGTTTAGTTTACTAGCCATTACTGTAGGATTTCACCAATATTGAATGATGATTCAGACTCTTGAAGCTCCCCCCGCTCACCCTTGCGCTGTGAGATAAGCTTGGACTGCTTGGCAGCTTGCTTGTCAACTCTTTCATCTTTACGATCTTCTTTTAAGACCTCTATCTTCTCTTTAAACTCTTGATCATCAGTCTTGAAGCCAAGGGTAGCTTGAGCACGAATCAACTCAATCTCTTTTCTATACTGATGTTTTACACCCTCAAGCTGAGCCTCAAGCTGTGTCTTGAGCTGCATCTCTTGATTTTTCAGCTGTGACTCCATCTGCATCTCTTGCTGCCTAGCCTGAGAAGAAACAACGGCGGATTGTTGAGCCTGCTGTGCCTGAACCTGAGAGTTTTGCATAGCAATCTCTTGTTGCTGCTTCATTCTTTTCTTTCTCCTCACAATCAAAAGCCGCTCGGCCTGATTGATGTCTTTCAAATCCCTAACAGCTATGGCGTCTTCAAGATCAATCTCTTTCTGAGCAAGGGCTACTTGAATGTTTTGTTCTAGGTATGCTTTCTCCTCATCCTCCATCTCCTTGTGAACCTGAACACCAAAGTTGTACATAGGTAGATCACTAAAAGAAGAAAGGACTTTCATGTTCGTGTCCCCAATAGCGTTCTGGTATACCTTCATTAGGACGGACTCCTCTGGTATAATCTGTATGCACTTCACGATATCCTCACACACCTTCTTAAACAGCACAAGAGAAGCGTTTGTAATATCGTATATGGCATTGTTGCCAGCAGCAATGGCTTGATTTCGAACTCCCACAAGAGCGTCACCCTTAGGAGAGCTAGCATCCATAGCTTCGTTGATGCCTGTGGTGTCTCTAATCAATCGCAGATAGTGATTGTAGAGAGCTATGAGCTCATTGATGTTTCGGATGTTATTACCGATCTCTCGAACTGGAGGATTCTGAAATCCACCTTCTGGATTCTTACTCCTGTAGTAGAAGACACCAGTCTGCTCGTAAATGTCATGAAGCTCCAAGGGCTGAAGCTCACCACCCTTGCCGAGCTGTACGTTCTCTAATCCTTCAATATCAATAATTAGTCCGTCAGGCTTGGCCTTAGCAATAGCTTGCTGAAGCTTCAAGTGCGTGATCTGCAACATATCAGCAAACCCTATGCAGCTGTCAACCATAGACTTAGGCATATTGTCCATGAGGTTGGTGGCCACAGGAGAATAAGAAAGCCTGCACTTAGAAAGATCATGAACATTCTTAGGGACATTAGCAACCTTTCCGTAGTTGATAATGTGATTAGTGCCTAAGATGTAAGTGCCACCGTAGAGCATTTCCATCTCCATCTTATGAGGAGTACGCTCATACACCGACCCCTGACGCTCTCTATATTCAAAGCCCTCGTAGTAAAATCCTGTATTGCCGTGTCTGTTCTCTTTTTCTTCAAAGTGCATACAGTCAACAGACACAAATTCAAAGTCCATGACCTGAATTACATATTCACTATAGTCGTTTTTTGAATTGTAGTTTCTGTAGTCGTTGTTCGGAGAATACTTATCAGACTTCTTAGAAGCAACTTTCAGCACCTTCTTGAGATCTTCATCAGAAAGCTCATTCCCAGCAATCCTCTTCAACTCACTGACAGTCATCTCTTTAATGTGTCCAGCGTAAACTAGATCTTCAAAGAAAGGGTCTTCTGTATACCCATGGATAAACATAGATGGGTCAACGTAATCAGTCTTTATACCGTAGTTAGGGTCGTTGCTTCTTTTCACCACAGCCATACCAAGAGCCGCAAGATCATTAACACAGCGCCTGTATGTTCCGTCACTAAAATTGTTCCAAGACAAAGTCATGTTAGTGGCTACCTGAGCAGCTACCTCTGCATCTGTCTTGATGTTGGTGTCCAAAAAGATATCTGCCTCCTCTAAAGAATCTGGCAGTTGATCTGGATCTACATCTAAAACAAGGCCTCCCGTCTGCTCCTTGAGTTCTTGAAGTTCCTTTTTAATAGAAACTTGAGTCCTTAGTCTCTGCTTCTGCTTGTTCTTATCGGAAGAAGACAAGGGGTCTACTGCCTCCAAATTAGGATAAGGATTGCGAGACAGGATCTTATTAACTACAATACGAACAAACTTAGGAAGTATAGGAACTGGAGTATAGTCAAGATTGAGCAGGCTACCTTCTCCATCATTAGGATTCAACGAAGTAAGTAGCTTCTTGTATATGCTGGTGTCTTGAGTGCCGTTCGCGTAGTGCCTATTCCTGTTGAAGATTTCGTTTCTGCTCCCATAAAGAGAACTCTTATCAGTCATCTTACCCCACTGACCCTCAATGGCTTTCGCGTATTGCAAGCCATACTTCTTGTCTAGCTTCTCTATCGCACTAACAAGAGGATCGGGGAAACCCGACTTCGAGTTTTCTTTTTGATACATTTAAAGCTGATTTACTGCAAATATAGGAAATCATTACTGTACCTTATATCGGCGGAAAAAACGCCTCTCATCAAAGGAAGAAGGCTTTTTCTTAGCCTTTACTTTTTGTGCAGCTAAAAGGCACAATCCAGAACTAATTGTCAAGTCAAACTTAGTACGGTCGTTGATTTTAAATCCTATCCAGTCCTCTAAGGTTCTGTTGAAATACATTTGGCCGTACTCGCCAGTTTCTCTATTGATGCCAACGTGATTGTGTATATAGGCTTCAATAGCATGGCCATGAGCCTGTATCACGTCTTGAGAGTTTGAAGGTATACCCTTGGTCTTTACATTGACTTTGGCATTGGCGCTCATAAGATGTTGGGGTCTATCCATTAAGTATCCATCGTAACCCCTTGACTCAAAGTGTCTTGCGATACCGTACTTGTTGTTCTCAATTAAGATGGGGTAACCGTAGAACACGGCAGCCATCAGGCAATCTTCGTAAAATATTTTAGCTAAAGGCGGACGGGACGCATACTCGACAACAAACATGTTAGCAGGATGCTCCATGTGAAACTTGTTGTACAGGTGTAGCGCACCCTTAGACCCCCGTCCATCGACGGTGGCATCAAGGTCATAAGAGTCAACCCCGCCTACCCCCAGCTCTGCATTAGGTGCAATACGTTTTCCTTTATCAAACTTCTTTTGATTCCTCAACTCTGTTGGAGGCATCCAAGCTATTCTGAACCTGCCAGTAGGGTCTGGTTTAAAAACAACTTCTGTATCCTGAACACCCTCTTTCCAAACAAAGTTTCCTGTTACCACAGGATTAGGGAACAGCTCATCATTGTACTGAACCTGCTCATATATATGACCCACATTGAATAGACTCCCATCAATGCTATCTCTAAAGGCTTCATCTTCTGTAAAAGGAAACTGACGAACAACCTCATTCAACTCCGATGGATCATTCTTAAGATTCTCTCTTTCATTTTTAAGATATGTCTTCGATCCAAAGACTATATCATCATTGTCAATTCCAGGCACAACTTCAGAGGGATCTTCGTACACCGCTTTCCCGTGCTTGTCAAAGAATCCTTCTAGAGATTCATACGCTGGAATAAAGAGTCTATAAAGGCCACTCCTAGTTCTCCCATTCTTGTTTCTCTGAATAGGATTAGAATCTCCCCACAAATCCTTATATTCTTTTCCCCCCTTGTCCATGGGGTTGACGGTACTGCCAACCATAGCCTTTCCAACGATCTTTCTACCCACGATAAGGCAAGTTCTCTGTATCCTCCAGGCATCTCTAATGTCTGTGGGCTTCTCCCACTTGCCAGCCTCATCTAGATACAGAATATGAAGCTTCTCACCGTCGTATGCGTTGTTGGTGGTATTCTTCCAGTTGATTACCGTATTAAGAGCCTCGCCCGTCTGCGTAGTCTTATTGTTCTTCGTGATTCTCTTAGACGGCTCGCGAAAAGCCAGCTCCATGCGCGGATTGGTCGTTCCATCTTGAATGGGTTTAAAGAAGAAAGGGTAATGCCTAAACATCTGCACAACCTTCTTCATAAATATATTCTCCTGGGCATCCTTACCAGTCTTAGACTGTATGCCAAGGAGCTTGTCTTTAACTTGTGTGGCTTCATCAAGCAAGACAGCAGAGCAGATATTGGTATACCCGCTCCGCCTGCACTTGGTATAGAGCTGCCCGATACATCGGGGGTCCGCCTCACACGCAGCTAAATGTAAGAAAATATTTCTTTGGAACTCTAAATAGTCTGGATACCCGATGTCCATACGGGTCCACTGCAGCATCATGTAGTGCCTACCCGTAATATATGTAGGGATACCGTCGTTATAAAACCAAAAGCCCTCACGCCTACGGCGAAACTCTTCCTCGATATACGGAGAAAACTTTTGTCGAAACTCCCTTGGCATCTCCCCCCACTCATCCATAGACTTAATCCTAGACAGCTCCTTTGGCATAGAAACTCTCTGCCACAGCTGCAGCTCGTTTGGACTTTCATGTCCTTGAATTTTCTCTTTGGACGGCATAGCGGGAAGTACAATGACCAACCCACCAAGTTCAATACTTTCACCTTTCGTACCGTTGGGGCAAATTCCGATAAGGTCCTCGATATACTCATCGTCCTTGACCAGCATATCTCTTGCGGTAGTTTTTAGATCTCTTTCCTTTAGAGTTCTTTGTTTTTGAATGAACGCCTTTTCGCCGAACCTTTTGCTTCTGGTAAGTAGAGCCTTGAACTTTAGACATATCTGTAATTTAATTTAGTACACCTGCAGGGAATCGAACCCCGAACCTGCACATTAGAAGTGTGCTGCTCTATCCTATTGAGCTACAGGTGCATGTCCGCGAAGTGGGACTTGAACCCACATGTGACCAGTTACCCTTTCTACAAGGTATAAGCTTGAGGGGATACTCGCGGTTATTTTTGTCTCCTCTCATGAGTCTTTTTTCGATGACAGTTAGAACACCTGACTTCGCATTTACGTATCTCTTCTTTCATGCGCTTTATAGAATATGCAGCATGAGCCATAGTAGAAAGATTGTACTCTTTATCACCTCTAACATGATCAAAGTCTAAAACGACAGGATTGGTTTCGCCACAGTCTATACAACCTAGGAGTCTTTTCACTCTGTATAGGTACTCTCTGTTTTGTTTCCGCTGGCCCTTGTTGTAGACCTTGGCTTTCTCTATGTACTCTTGTTTATTTTTTTGATAGTGCTTTTTGTGGTATTGACGCTGATACTCCTTTCTGGCCTGGGGATCTTTTCTAGGCATCAGTTCTAGGGTTGGGATTCCAAGAATCCTCCCAAAACTTGTGCTCAATCTTATTTCTATCCCAGACAATTTCTTTCCAATCACTTGGAATACCTTTCGGCAAATCCTCCTGAGTAGTCTTTGGCTTCTTCGATTGATCCATTGTTCGTAAGGTCTTTGATCATTTGTTCTAAGCGCTGGCGTTCTACAATCAACTCTTTGCAATCTGTGGCTGTCTGCTTGATAGACTGCAGCTCAGCCTTACGTGCACTCCCATTGATCTCAGGATCAACAGGCTTTTTGATTTCATCAATCATATTATCTATGGCTGCCTCCATGCTTGTCATGAGGCGTTTGGCAGCATCAATCGTTGTGAACTTCTTCCTTGACAAATCTCATGTATTTAGGCGTCTTGTCTCCAACGTATGCCCCGACAACATTAAAGTCTAAAAACTCTACCGCCTCCTCCCAATCCAATCCTTCAGCCATCAAGATAGAAGCCATCTTGTCAATATCATAGACAGCTACTACGTTGGCACCATAAGTGCAACCAACAAGGGCATCATCAAAACCATCTGCAGTAAGAGCTTCTTCTTCTGCAAGAAGGTCAAGCAAGTCTTCTTTATCCATCATGATTCTACGTATAAAAGATCTTCAGTGCGAGTACGATAATACTCCTTACCATCTATGCTAATTCGATAGTCTCTGTTTTGCTTGAAGCCCACCACATCGCCAACGTTCAACCCCAGATCTTCGACCCAAGGAGCCGTAAAAGCGACACGACCTTTTGTTGGTAGCTTCGCTTCAAGTTCGACAACTTCAATGACATCTGAATTAGTTTTAAGCTCTTCCTGATCAACAGGCTCAAGCAAAGACCATCCACACAAAGGCCTTATATTTCCATCCTTTCCTTTGTGAGCTATAGCCTGATTGTTGATCGTGTGGTTGGGATCGTATCGAACCAGGTAGTGATTGTCTTCTCCAGTTAGAACCTGACCCTCATTCACGACCACCAAGTGATGGAAGTAAAGAGTATCACCCACGTCTACTCCTGTTTTATGCTTGATGGGAGGAGAGACCACGGGGCCTTCAGTTACTCTGTGTTCAAACTCGTTGAACCTTGTGTCTACATACAGTTCTAATCCACCTTCTGTGGTCATGGTGTCATTAAGCTTTTTTTCTAGCTCAACAACAAATACATCTAATGTTCTCATTGTAATTAGTAGCCGCCACCACCGCTAGACCCTCCTGATGAAGGAGGGGGACTAGATGTGCGGACAGTAGCTCTGGTTGATTGAATTTTATTTCTATTGGACTGTTGACCCTGAAGCTGCTTCTGAATGCTAGCTACCCTTTCAGATACAGGTGAGTTTACAGGGAAGAGTCTTTCATGGGGGGAACGGGTGTGCTTTGCGCCCACCATAGCCCCCTGACTTACATGGATATGATAACTGCCGATATACCTCCTCCCGTTGGGGAGATTAAACTCAGATCCGTCCGTAGTGAGGTTATCTATTGTCATCAGAAATTACAGTCGTACTCAATAATACAGGGCATGTCATCAACAGATTTCCAAAGCACCTGACCGTCATTAGATTGTAAATATACAAGATACCTTTTCTTTTGATATCTATACATGTGCTCCTCGTCCATTACAATGGCAGACACCTTTCCATCTCCAGCCCTCATGCCAATGTAATAAGCCATGGCATCCTTTGGATCTCGACCAATAATAATCTTCCTAATAAGTCCTTCCATTTTTTCAATTAAGTGATATACCCATACCGCTGAGAAGATCATCTAGATCAGGTCCTTCGTCTTCGGGTGGGCTGAATGAGTCTGTCATGAATTGCTTGATGATATCAACTTCATCTTCAGTTTGCAAGTTATAGTGAAAGAAGGCCTTCATGTTAGAATTGTTCTCATCTATTTCTTCAAGCAAGCCCACAACGAATGCTGATATAACCCTGTCACTCATTTCATACTTGTGGCATATCTCAAGAAAAGCTTGAGAAATTTCTTGGACCTCATACCAAAAACCTTCTTCCTCCATATCTTTATATTGATCCATGCCAAAAAGTTTAGTATCAAAAAAGAAGCTCTTTCGTGACTTCTCACCTCTTAACCAAAGGTACATTAAAAACAACTACCTTAAGAACTTGAGAACCAGTGTAATAGACTTCTGTAAGGATAGAGACATTTTTGAGAGGGAGTTGAATTTTATGCTTTGGTGCTACGACCTAGAGTTCTTTACAATCCAGTATGCGTCAGACAAGTATGACTACTCACACAATAAGCTAGCCCAACGTATTGTGTATCCGCTAGCTAATGAGGGTTACTTATACAAGCACTTTGATAAACTGACCCCTTCTCAGAGCATGGAGGACCACCTCTTTCGTGAAGAAACAAAAATGAACTACAGGGTGAGGTATGCCCTATCTCAAAGAGGGCGCCTACTCGTGCAGGCCTTCTACAGGAAGCTTGAGTCTTAAGCGCTGGCCACGAAGACCTCTACGTCTACGTCAGCGTTGTTGTCGTTGACAGCTATGATGCTTTCCAGATCCACCAAGCTACCAATAGCAGTGGCGGTGGCTGCGTCATCATCGACGGCCACAGCAGTTACAGCCTTACCGAGCAAGAAGCTCTTTCCAGCCTCCAGTATTACGCTAGCCTGAGTGCTGGCATCTGCACCCCCGTTGGCAGCGAGCTGCAAAGAAAGGTGTACGTTGTTGCTAGAGTCCAGATTGGTTACTCTGATGTACTTGACATCGTCGTCATCCATGGCGCTGTCAGTCGTAGTGACATCTGTCCTGAAGTTGGCTATAGTAGTCTGTGTGGCTGTGCTACCTCCGTCAGCAGGGAGGCTTACAATACGTTGCATCACTTGAGTAATGCTTGCAATGTCCAAGCTGATCTCACTACCTCTCTCTCTTCCGTTGAGAGTGACGCTTTCGTTGATTGTTACTGAGAGTGTAGCCATGATGCAAATATAAACAATTAAAACAAGGCCTTGAGATCCTGCGTCAGAAACACAAACTCTTCAAGATTGCCCCCATCAGCTGCCACTCTTTGAGCAAAAGCAGAAGCCAAAGTGTTTTCTCGTACAGAGACAAAGGAGGCTGTCGATGGTGATGTGCCTAATCCAATCATTCTTCTTCAGGTTCTGGGAACCACTCTGGGTGCAGCTCCTGACATTTTGCAATATACTCTGCATTGGCGCTGGACGATCCAAAGGTATGCACCCCCATAGGCATGCACCACACCATCTGATTATCCCAGTCTGCAGATGCTTCGTCTTTCCACAAGACATCGACGTGGTAGTTCTCTGAGTATACAGGGGCCTTAGTTTGATTGCCCTCTTCATCATACTCTCCTTGTGTTGTTACGATATTACCCAGCCTTGCAATCGAATGACCGTGGGTTGGATTGCCTTCGTCGTCAAGACCCAAGGCATTGATCTTTGTTGTAGCAGCAGACTGGCTGCCAAACTCGTATTTTCTAAATATTCTCATGATGTTTCACTTGCCATTTCGTTGTTATCCCCTGAATTTGTCAATGCTCGATCAAACAACTTGAGCTTTGAAATTTTTAATACGCTTCCCATTCCCGTAATTTGCAAATCATCCATTGTAACATCAAAGTTGGTGTTTGAAAATTGCCCGTTGCCATCAGTGAGTCCATCTGAATTAGCAAGAGCAGACCCATTTACGTATATAGTAAATGTGCTTGTTGATGCCCCTCTAGCTCTGCTTATAGCAATCTTTGGTGCAGAACCATCAATTATCACAGCGCCACTGCTAACACCAGAACTAAAGCTATCAGCAGACGTACCAAAAAACACTGCCCTATACGTCGTGGCTGAAGCACTAGCTCTATATATATTTATAGAACCATTCTGAGAATTACCATTACTGATTCTAATGCTCGCGTTGCTGGCGTCTCTTACAGCAGATGAGTTTTCAGCAAGCTCAACAACAAGCGTGACATCATCACCCTTCATGAAGCTGCTCATGTCTATAACTGAACCAGTGCTTGCAGGGAGTCCTTCTGCTGATCTGCTTGCGGCAGTCCCATGCGTAGGGATGTAAGAGGTGCAAAAATGACCTTCTTCAACTTGAAGACCATAAAAAAGCAGACCTTTGCTTGTGTCTCCGTCATAGCTCGTATTAGTGCCAGAGGCATCTTCAATAAAAAAGAAGTTGAGGTTTTTGTCAGAATTAGTTGTTAATCCTTCCTTGCCATTGATTTCAACTCTATACCATCCATCTCCGTAATTAATGATTTCCTCTGATCCTGTATGACCCGTTCTACTGTCAACTGCTGAGGGTGTGCCTGACAAGTCTACCGTAACATTCATTGCCAGCACTGACTCGTCGTTACACTGAAAGAAAAACTTTTCTCTGCCGTTGGCTTTTACAAAGAAAGAGATAGAGTAAAACGTGCCATCTACAATAGGAAAGTCAATAAACTGAAACCCATGAGTGTCACTAGTTGCAGAAGTTTCTGCAACAAACACCGCATTTTTAACACCCTCTGGAGATGTTGCTGAGTTGTGATTAAACGTGGCACGAATTGAATTGAATACCCCAGTTAGATATTCGCTCTGAGCGAACTTGTTCTGTCTCGTGGGCTCAAGCAAGAGATAACCGTTAGAGTTGCTTAAGTAATCTACTCTAGTCTGATCTTCAAGGATACCAGCTTTGCCTGCAGCCCCAGAGGTTGAGATTAAGCTAGTGGCAACGAGACCTACCTCAATCTGAGCATCTTGAAGGATATACCCTTTAGAAGTACTTCCTGTAAAATCTGTAGTGTCGTCTGCCTCCATCATCCCTATAGCCAAAAAGGTGGTCGCTGCACCAGGAGCAAATGTTGCTTCACACCTGTAAAAACCATTGCCAACAGCTGTCATTGATGATTCAATGCACTCAGATCCTTTTGTGCCTACAACGCCTGTGGCGATATTAAAGCTAGCATTAACGTTAGTTCTGTCACTCCTAAGAATAAGATGATCGTATCCATTTGGCTTGGCATGAACACTAAGGGTAAAAACACCTGTAATACTAAAGTCTTCACCTGGAAGAGAATTGGCTGTACCAATAACAACCTGATGCTTGCCACTGTTGGCTGCTGAAAAAATTGCACTCGCGTTTGTTGTCCCATCATACCCATCCTGACCAGTAGATAAGCTGCTGATTCTAATGTGACCCCAACCCCCTCCGCCACTGGTAGTAGAAAAGTTGTTGCTGTAATGAAGTAGGTTCTCCCTCCCCTTCTCGATGAGGCCATTAGATGCAACCCTTGTGGCTGTGAGGTTAGACCCCCTGTCGTAAGTAAGCTCACGAGCTACAAACCTGCTAGAGCTATCCCCCTGAGCATGAGCAAGGAACTTGGTGTCTTTCGTTGCGAACTTCCCGTCCCCTATAATGATTGCTGGTTTAGCCATGTGAATTGTAACTTAATGAATTGACCATCTCGCTGTATGACCCGTAGTTTGTGTCAGTAAGAACTAGGGCATCAAGATTGCTTATTGCTGATGGAAAGACAATCACACTTTTGATTTTGTGACCACTCTGATCTGTTACATCACCATTCCTGATCAAGCTAATCTTGTCAAAGACATCAGTAGCAACAATAGTAGCAGGAGTGAGCATCTCTCCATTTATGAACATGGTGAGGGTTGTTCCATCAACACGTCCAATACACTTAAAAAAATCTCCTCTAGTCAACCCTGATTTATTCTTAGGAACTGCTGTGCCGCTTTGTCTATGCTGAACATTGATATCATGAGTGGCGCCAACAGCGGAGGTGTTTGAGAAAAACAAAAATCTATTGTTGCTGTCAGTTCCAGTTCTTAATTGCAAAAAACTTGTTTGTCTGTCAGCACTAAACTTGCTTGCTTCAAGAAACACAGTTACAGATGTGCCTAGCGTGATCCCGTTTGCATTAAGATCAATCTCTGGTAAAGTGTCAGGGCTCCTCGTAGCAGCAGCCCCGTGACAAGGGATGTAAGAGGTGGCGTTAGCGCCTTCTTCAACCTGCATACCGTAGATTTCCATGTTTTCGCTGGTAGCACCTGTATAAGATTTTGTGCCGTCATCCTCCCTAAAGTAGAAATACATCCTAGCTCCTGTAACGGCGGTTTCAACGGCGTCAGTCATAATACATCTGTACCATCCATTTCCGTAGTTAACCATAGATGCGCCAGTCGATGACCCACTGATTGATCCATCATTAAGGTCAAAAATTGCCTCATTAAATGCAATGGGGGTTGATCCGTCGTCACCATTATCACTTTCATTTGCAGCCTTGATCGTAAAAGAAAGCTTCTTCAAAGTTCCTTTTTTCGCAAACACTGAAGCGGTGTAGGTTGTGCTACCTGTTGCATTGAAGGCGCTGGAGTACGTTCTGTGAGCCCCAGTTTCAGTAGTATTTGAATAGCTAGTTGACCTCTTGACTCCCTCTGGACTTAGGTCATGATTGTATGTAATCGTTGTCCTTCCTTCAAAAGTAAAGTACTCACTATGAGATAGTTCGTTTTTTCTCTCAGGCTCTATCAACAAAGCAGGGGCGCCACCAGCAACAGGATAGTCAAAGCGTGGTTCATCTTCTTTGATGCCAGCTGTGGCTGTAGCTGAAGTAGATGTGTTCTCTATGTAGGCCGTAGGGACTATACCTATTTCAACCTGAGGCTGAGAGAGAGTTACACTT